AAGAAGAATTTGAAGTGGATATTGACTTGGAGATTGAGATGGTTGATATACCTGAAGAAACACAATTTGAAGATGATATTGTCGAGGAGAAAGAATTAAAAGATGAGTTACATGAAGAGATACCTGGAGATGACATCATCAGAGAAGAAAAACTTCAAGAGGAAGATGTCAAAGACCAAGATAGTAAAGAACTTACAGAAGAAGAAGTAGCTGTAGAGGTTTCTGAAGTAGAAGAAATTATAGAAGAAATCGTAATAGAAGAAGTCACTACTGAGGAAGTTATAGAAGTAATAGAACAAGTTAATGATATTGGTGTACAAAATTTAGAACAAGCAACAGAAGAAGTACAAGAAGTTGTACAAGCAGTAGTTGAAGAAGCTATAGAAAATGTAGAGGAACTTACAGAAGAACAAGTAGAAGTTGTTGCAGAGGTACTCCAGGTACAAAAAGAAGATGTTGAAATAATAGCTGAAGCAGTAAAAGAGGATGAAGTTGTTGCTGAAGCTGTAGAAGAGTATGTTGAAAGAGCTGTTGAGAATGCAGAGGTAGAAAACTACACACTCGCTGATGTAGTTACAGAAGTACAATACGAAAACTTTTTAGAGAATCCAATAGAAACATTTGTAGATTTAGATTTTGAAGGTGTAACAATTAGTAACATAGGAGATGATATGACATCTGACCAAAAAGAAAAAGCGCAAGAGGTAGTAGTGCCAGTTATTTTGACTAGAATAGCTAGTATGGCAGCTTTTGTATTTAGGAGAAGTTAATGCCTTTATATAAATTTAGAGATACAAGCGTATCAGAATATGAAATAGAAGCAGATTCAGAAGATGAAGCTGTAAAAATATTAGATAAATTATGGTGGACTAAAACTAAAAGTATTCGTGGTATGATGAGTGAACAAAAAATAAATGTAAAAGATAAAGTTTGGATTGAATATGATAAGTAAATTGTGGAAATGGTTTATTGAAGCAATAAAAGAAACACTTAATTTAAGTTGGACTTTGGTTGGTTTAGTTATTGCTACCTTAACATTGACAGGTTCTGCACAGCAAGTAACAGGTTTAGCCACTGTAATTACTTTAGGTATATGGCTAGTAACTATAGGATTTAGGAAAGGAGATTAGCATGGGTGAATGTTGTGGTGGTGGATGTTGTGGTGGAAAATAAGTGCTATTCTTATATTAATGAAAATGGAACGCATATATCAGTATGCGATTGTAAATATGGAGGTATAGGTGAAACTGACTGTAGTTAGAACACAATTTGGAACAGATGCAACCAATGGGTTGCTATTTATCGATGGTATTTTTGAGTGTTATACACTTGAGGACCAATATCAAGCAGTAAAAGTCATGCACGAAACATGCATACCTGAAGGAACTTATGATATTAAATTTAGAAAAACTGGAGGTTTTCACTCCAAGTACAGTGAGCGCTATAAAAATGCCCACTATGGGATGCTTCATGTGCAGGATGTACCTAACTTTACTTATATTCTCATACACACTGGTAACACCGATGAGCATACCAGTGGTTGTTTGATTGTAGGGGAAACTCAACAAGACCTAGAAGTATCTAAAGATGGTTTTATTGGCAGTAGCACAGTGGCTTACAAGAAGATGTATGCTAAAGTTGCAGGTCAACTTCTTCAAGGTAAACCTGTAAGTATTGAATATACAACTATTAACAACTTGTTTAAACAAGGTGGTGAAGATACAGTTTCATCTAGTAAAGTTTATGAAAAACTACAAGAAATAAATGGAAATGTTCTTACATTGAAATCAAAACTTAGTGGAAAGGTAATACAATAATGTCAGATTTATTCGAAAAGAATAATAGAAGAAGAACCCAAGAGGGGAAGTTCAAGAAGGACTTATGGTGGACACCTTGGAATGAAGCATGGAGTTACAAAATGAGTGATGACCTTAAAGATATGTTAGAGCGCACAGCTTGGACATTTATTGAGGCGTTCATTGGCGCTTTAACAGTTGCACCTTTAGTAGGTGTAGAAGCTGAAACACTACAACTTGCAGCATTAGCAGGTGGTGGTGCAGCATTAGCTGTTGTAAAGACATACGCTAAAAAACAAATTACCAAGTAAATACACTACTTTTGCAACATCTACTGTAAAATAGGTGTTGACAAGAGGAAGGAGGCGTTGTGCCTAAGAAGAAACCAATTCCTGCAGAAAATAGTAATAACTTTTTTAAAGCAGGTTGGAAACCTACTATGGATTTTGACCATACCACTGGTACAGGTGAAATAACACATGTAGGAACAGACCCCAACTACGAATCTAAAACAGATGAGATATTAAAAGAGTGGGGATTTGACCCTAAATTGTATGAAATAGATGGAATCCTTAAGGTTTCTTCTTGGAACGCACAATTAAAAGGTGGTATAGTTGAAACTTTCTTTGCATTTAAGGGAAGTGTACGCAGAAAATCAGCAAACAGAGATAAATATTATCAGTCATTGTTTAAACAAGCAGCTAAGAAGCCACCATTAAAGGACCATGGACTATTCAAGGGTGACACAGCCTTCTTCTTTTTTCTTTCAGATTGGCAACTCGGTAAGGATGATTATGGAGTTGAGAATACAATAAAAAGATTTGATGTTGCATTACAAGATGGTGTGCAACTACTTAAGAATCACAGGAAAACTGGGTTTAAAATAGATGAGATTTACCTAATAGGAATGGGTGACCTCACAGAAAACTGTACAAAATTTTTCTACGACAGCCAACCACACAATGTTTCTCTCAACCTCTTGGAACAATATAGCCTTGCTAGGGCTATGATATTTAAAGCAGTAGAAACATTCTTACCTCATGCAGATAAAATTATTTTGTCAGGTGTGCCAGGAAACCATGGCGAAATGACTAGAAGTTCTAAAGGTCAGGTTCTTACAAGTCGTTTAGATAACTCAGATACAATGCATTTACAGATAATGGATGAAATATTCAAGGCAAATCCTGATAGATATAAAAAGGTAGAGGTAATTATTCCTGAAGGTTATCACTTAACACTAGATGTCAAGGGTCAAACTATGGCATTTACTCATGGTCACATGACAAATGGTTCAGGTAACGCAGAGAATAAAATAGAACAATGGTGGAAAGGTCAGATGTATGGATGGTTGCCAGTAGGTCAGGCTTCCATATTAGTAACTGCACATTATCACCATTTTCGTGCTAAAACTCAAGGAGACAGGCACTGGTTTCAATGCCCATCTCTTGATAAAAGTATTGATTTTACACAAAGAACTGGGTTATGGTCGCATCCTGGTGTGCTAACACTTTTGGTTAATGACCGAGGACCAAGCTATCCAGTCATTGTTTAAACAGAGGGCAAAACCTTATATAACTTAGGCTTTCCATCTACATCCTTCTCAGGGTAGTGTCCTTCTTCTGTTCTTGGGTCTATCCATAAATCATGTATCTTTTCAGCACTAAACCATTTTGGTTCTGCATCAGGATGCTTAAAATAAAACAAACCTATTTTTACTAACTTATATCTTCTAGCTCTGTATTGCATTTCCATTAGCTTGTGATAATCTGATTCTTTTAATTTAAGTGTCCCTTTTACCTCAACTAAATATATAAATCCATTCTTTACAACTGCATAATCAGGTATAAGTAATACTTTTGTAACAAACCAAAATAATTCAAGTTGATTTTCTTTAGGGTCTGTTCCAATCTTTAACCAGTCCTTAAACTCAACAAGGTTCGCAGCTTTTAAATAGTTCTGCATAGCCTCATCAGCCATATCAGGAACTGATTGTCTATCATCATAGCTATCTGTATATTTCAAAATATATCTCCTTGTTCGTATCTTTTTCTTTCTTCAGGAGTGGTAATGATTGCGTGACATCCTTTTTGTTCAACAGAGAAAGGGGTATCTCCTACTTGTTTAAACAGGAAGGCACACCTTTCATTACCATCCGAGTCCAAATAAACATCTCTTACATCTTTTTTAGTGCAAGGTTTGTTTCCTTCGACAACTTTACATTTTCTATCAAGTGGTGGTTTCTTACTAAAGTCATAATCAGGATAGATTTTTTGTAATTTTTCTACCAGTTTATTGATATTGTAAGAACCACCAGCAGGTTCTAAAGCCATTCTTTTGGAACAAGTTTTTCAGGAATGCTACTTTTTATGTAACCTCCCCAGCCACATCCATTACTTTGTCCAAAGTTACTACAACTAAAGTCAGGTATGCCTTTAAACTTTGCATCCTTTTGTTTCTTTTCTCTATTGTCCTCAATCCAGTCAGGTGAATTACAAGCAGGGCAGTTCTTAGTAATATCTTTTATATCACCAAATATTTCCTCAACTGCAAGTCTTGAATCTTTTAACTCTTGAGGCTCATTCTGTAACTCAAAGAATGCATCCATATAAGTATCAAAATCTTCATCAGTCCAAGTATTAAAGTCCTTGTTCTCAACTGATTTCCAAGCTGCTAACTTATATGTCTCTCTTAAAGTGTCATCTTTTTCGTGGTGTTCAGTAGCTTCTTTTAATCTTTGTTGCCACTCATTTAGTTCCTGTTTTTTTTTAGGTGCAGGTTGCTTTGGTAAGTCATCAACAAAGAAGTCATCTGTTCCACTCCATAGCTCAACACCTAATCCAAATCTCATACAAGCTCTTTTGAATGCATCTGATTCAGCAAGTTTCATACACTCACCTTTGGTTGCTCTTTGTAATGCACTGTTCTCTACATCACCAGCACCTTGAAATGTTCCAAGTCCTTCTACTTGAATAGTTCCAATGCCTCCAACAACTAATCCATCAATAATAGTTGGTTCAAATCTCCATGAGTATTTAACCTTACAATCTCTTAGTCTCTCGACATAAACTGCATGATTAACAAACTTTCCAAACTTACCTTTGGGTGGGTCTTGCACTACATTTTTTGGGAATGGTGCAAGTAATTGTTCCCTAACCTTTTCTTCCATTGTTACCTTCTTTCTATTATTTTATATACTCTTTGTCTGCTCAACTCTAAAGCATCACTAATCTCTATGATTGAATGCCCCTTGTTTAAACAAGCAAGGATAGTATTCTTCCTAATGTCTTTAAGTCTGTCTACATTCTCATTTGCTTTGTTAAGATATTTGTTTACTGATTTAAGCTCTTTTAAACTGCTCATCTTTTTCAGCTCTCCATTCTCTATACATATCTACAAGCCCTTCTACTAATACATACATTAGTATTCCAAACATAAACACTATGATTAGTCCCTGTACGCTAAACATTTACTGTTCCTCCTCCACCTGAATAACCTACTCCAGGTTTCATAGTCATGTTTGTTACATATACTTCAACATATCCACCATCAATAATCGACCTTGAAACAACTTTAGCTTGTAGTTTGAGTCCAAAATTCCTTTCAAGTTTTCTTACTTGGTATCTAACATGACCTTCACATCTACTTCGTTCATCATGTACTTCTTTTTTTGTTTTTATATCTTCCACTCTGCGTAACCTATATGTTTTAAATGGGTTATCGGTTAAGAGTTTTATATTCTCATCTGTAAATATATAACTTTTATTTTCCTTATAAATTCCTGTTTGCAGTGGAATCCTATCTACTTGTATTGGTTTATCAAGAATTTTCATGTTCCTCCTTTATTTCTAAAACTTTATGTCCTGATATTTGGTCAATGTAACCTTTCCAAAAGTTAATTGCCCAGTCAACATCTCTAAATGAGTATGAATCTTTTTGTGTAAATTCAACTCTGATATTTAGAATATGTTTATTGCTCTTCAGCTTTGGCATCTTCCTTTATTCTTTCTTCGTTAGCTTGTTGCATATTAAAGTTAT